GAGACCGGTCAATTCTGTCGCCACTGCATCGCGAATCTGTTTCCGAACGTGTGCCATCACTGTTTCTCCAATCTGAGCTCGGTCATCCCCTGACCATCCGGCATCACAACCAGGATCGTGTATGTCACTCCGCCAATCACCAGGGAGTCGCCTTCAGCGGCGCTCGCAAAATCAGCGGTCTTTGCGAGAACCCTCGGGATCTCGATCGCAAACGTGATTGATCCACCGGCGTCCGCTTCTTGAAAATCAGAATCAAAGATCACGGTCACCGCTGTCGCCTGGCCACCAGCTGGCGTGTATGTCGCGCTGACACCAAAATCCGCCAAAAGAGCGGTGCGATCATCTGCTGTTTCAACGGCCATCGTTCGTCCTCACAAATACAATGTCACGATGTATGCGTGCTCTTATTGTATACCCTATTGATTTTAATAGCTCGATTGTGTCTTCGTCCGGATGACCATAGCGTTTACCGATGCCTTTGAGCTCCAGGCAAATGACCGGCGAACATTTCTTGATCGTCTCCATGCCGCCAACAATGGCGAAATGTTCGAACCCTTCCACATCCAGCTGGATGAAATCGACGTCATCGAATCCGAAACTGTCGATCGTGCGGATCTCGAAATCACTTCCGCTCGGTTCGATTTGATGCGCTCCGATGTTTTTCGGATCGATGCGATCCATGGAGCCCGATCCATACTCAGCGCCAAGCGCCGAGTTGTAGAATTTGACGTTTATCAGATTAAAAACGTTCGCTTCCAGGCATTCGAAATTCTCTTCGTCCGGTTCGAACGTGACCACATCGTCAAAATGTTTGGCCAATTCAGCTGGCCAGATCCCGATGTTTCCGCCAGCCTGGATCACCCGGCGCTTTTGTTTGCACAACGGCAACATCTGATTTAGATCATTCACTTCGCGGAGAATGATATTCAATGCAACCTGGTCGGCCATTGGCACATACCAGCCATTTCTCTCAGTAATCGATGACATTTTGTTCCCACGGTCTCGGTTTGCCATGAAAAAACACGACGCTGGCGTTTGCCGGGTCGCACCCTTTGTCCTGGATGTCCGCCTTGAACGAAACAACCTGGTCTGTTCGATCCTGGATAAAAACAGGTTTCTTTACGTTTTCCTGTATATATCCTTGATCGCCATGCGAATGTGAGAAATCAGGATTGTCGGCAAACTGATCGTATAGCCAACCCATGTCTCCATCCCAATACATGATCGATGATTGCATCGCGCCAGGATTGCGGCGACCTCGATACACGTCGCGGAGAATCGCAAAATCCGATCCCTCGATGTTCGAGATCCATTCAGAACAATCGGCGCGAATGATCGTATCCAAATCGAAATACAAACACTCGCCAACCTGGTCGAATATCTCCATCTTTGACCACCAGCCAGGCCACTTGTTTTGTAGCCTTTCGTGCGGACAATCAGGATTCATGTCAGTAAGACAGACAAAATCAGCGCCAGGGATGTGTGCCTTGCACATCTGATACATTTTCTCGGCGTGCTCTTCGCGGTATTCACCGCCAGATCGGAGCACGGTGAATACGATCACTTTGTCGTCTTCCTCTTATATGTGCGCTTAGTCACTTTTGGTTCAACGTCGCTGGTCTCGAGACCGACTGAGCGATTCTGGATCGCTGGTTCGACCGCAACCTTTGGTTCGTATTTTTTGGCGCGTCCACGGCCAATCAGGTTCGCCGCTTCCAAATCACTCAGATCGAGAACTTCGCCAGGATCGCGATGCAACCCATCCCAAAGAATACTTCCTGTCAGTTCAACTTTCATTGATGAATCTCCTTTAATCGACCGGACACAAAGTGAATCCGATCCGGGTTTTGTAATGTATCGATAAAATTCTTTAGCCTCGACAGATCCGATTTGCAATGTCCATGACCTTGCAGTTTTTGAACCTGGGCGCCTTGCCACCAGTATTCTCGGCCATTATGTGCTTTCGGATCATACTGATCCATTCCGCACACGTCGATCCTATCGAAACCACAATAATCTGCAAACCAGAGCGCACGTTGTCCGGAATATCCCATCGACGGTGACGAGCCAGCATGAATGACGTTCGAGAAATTGAATTTGTTGGAGTGCGTGACGAATAAACAATCAGGGAGATCCTGGACGATCGGCCACATTTCTCGATCAGAAAAGACAATATAATCGAGCGGTAAAATCATCGCGTGCTGGTTGACGCCAATCAGAACATCAGCCTCGCCAACTTGTCGGAGATCCCAGGGAAGCGATACACCGCCACCGAGAACCATGCACGTTTGTCCAACGTGTTTGTCTTTGTAATTTTCTATCGGTTGCATTTCAGCCCCAATAAAAAAGAGCGCCCCGGATGGGGCGCCCTTTCAGGTTCATCAGCTTGCGATGATGTCCTGGATTGCCGCGAAAGATTCCGCGTGACGTACTGCAACGTCGATGTCCTGGTACAGAGCAACGCGAGTCGCACCTGTTGAAGATCCAGTGTATGGATCAACCAAAACGTCGAGCCCGCCGAACATACCGATCATCAGATCAGAGAAGTTGCCGAAAATGGCCGCTGACAGGTTAGAACCTGAGCCCTTCGTCAAATCAGATGGAACCAGTGTGGTTGACGCTACGTTGTAGCCCAACAATGTGTTGGTGTCGTTCAAAATGAAGTTGCCTTCAACACCGCTTGCCTGACGTGAAGTCTGACGCATAGAACCGACCACTTTCGGGTTGGTCAAATATGCCAGGTTTCCAGCCAACGCGTTGTCAACAGCGACTTCTTTCTCGAGATCAACCAGTGATGCGTATGTGATCGCTCCACCGTTTGTTCCGAGTGCAACAGAACCGATGCCGTTTGTTCCCAAGATGCCAGTTGGTTCGTTTGAACCGCCGCCTTCGATCGCAACTTCGTCGATCTTAGATGCGAACTGGCGAGTCATATCGTCACGGACGATCTGCTCAACAGATGGGTCAGACTGCATCATCAGCTTGCGTGAGATGTCAACGTACTGAACCAATGTCTTTGGTGACATTGTGATCTGACGGAACGTTGGAGCCCCTTCAGAACCAGGCGCGTTGTTCTCAGCCACGAAACCAACAGATGTTTTCGCGTTCAATGCTGGGATAGCAACATCACCTTTCAGACCTTGCATCATGCGAGCGCCCAATCCTGAGATCACAAGATTTGCGCGGAGAGCGTCAACAAATTCGCCCGCCATGAAATCTTCTGGAACCAGGTTTGAACCGTTCGCTGGAGATGAAGTGAGAATGTCACGCTTGAAAATTGACGTTGGAACAAAGAAACCGCGTGGGTCTTTGCCATAACGCTTCGCCAATTCTTCAGAAACTTCGCGCTCGATTCCGTCGAAACGACCAGTGGACATTCCGCGAATCGCATTCATCAAAGAATATGAACGCTGTTCTTTCTGTGTCATTTCAACATCAGCAACGTCGAGTGGCTTGTCTGCGATTTTGTCTAACAAAAGACCGCGGAACTGAGCCAGGTTGTAACCGTTGCGGATTGCTTCATCAGCCAACTTGCGCTGGTTGTGCTTTGCGGCCAGATCCAAGATCTCGCCAACTTCTTTTTGGTACGACGCGAGAGTCTCCTGACGTACCGCTTCTTGATTTTGCTCCATTGTAATCACCTCTATGGTTGGAACTGGATTTTCGGGTTCAGATGAACTCTCCGTCGATCTTCCCACACCGACTGACGGGTCAGCTGGTAACGAAACGATTGAGACTTCCATTGGCCGCCATGACATTGCGCGGTATACCGAATTGTCATGTTCGTCGCGTGCCAAACGTTTGATGTGATAGCCGATCGAGACGTTGCCTCGAATGCCATCCATCACGTCACTGTATACCTCGCTGGCGAGATTGCCTTTTCCAAAGCGCACCGTCGCTCGGAGACGCCGAGCCGAGCCGTCGAGTTCAACAGATTCGATTACGCCGATCTGCCGCTCTGGATCGTGATCCAGCAAAAGCGGCGCTCGGCCTGAGTTCAAAAATTCAAGATCAATCGATTCGCGATTGTGATCGAGAACTTCCATTCCAAAAGAGCGCTCAACAGCTGTCTCGCTGGAAATCGCCATGCGAACGCGGCGATCCTCGATCTCTTCTGGTTCCATGTGTTCGGCGCGAGTGATCGTCTCGGTCTTTGACAACCGCTCTTCGACCATCTCTTCCTCGATCTCAACTTCCGACGCTTCATCTTCCATTTCGTGCATTTTCGCGAAATGAATGATGATCGAATCTTCGGTCTCTTCGATCATTTCAATATGTCTTTTCACTTCAGCGCGTTCCTCGATCGCCTCTTCAAACTTGATTGGTTCGAAATCATGTTCCGCCAACCAATCCATTGCCTGTTCGACAGTATACCGTGAAGAGTCGAAACGTACACTCTGGATCTCAGAGACGCGCTCGAGCTCTTCGATGTAGATCCCAAAAATGAAATCGATTCCCTCTCCGCCAGCATCAGCGTCGCGTCGGAAATCCATGTATTTGTCCGGATCGTTGATCCTGGCGGCGTGCTCGTTTGGATACGGTCTTTCCTGTTCCATTGCACGTTCCTCATCTGATTTGAGTGGATGACCATCGGGAAACAGATCAGTGTCGTGTTGCCCGCCCTGGAATCGTTCGTTGCGAACTGCAAACAGAAACGAATTGACCCTGGCGTATCCCCACTGAGACGCCGATTGAACGCCTGGGCGAACACTGCCAGGATTGGTTTCGTATGCTCCCAGGCCGCGCTCGTAAACTTCAGTGAGCATCCCGAGCGTGACGCGCTTGGTTTGTGTGTCGCCATACTCTTCGTTGTGCTCTTCAACTTTGTTCTCGAGCGCTTCGCGTTCGTTGTCACTGAGATCGGCAATGGCGCGTTCGTCGTCTTTCTTTCCCTCGAGTTTCTTTATCAACTCCAGGATGACGTCTTTCATCGTTTGTTCGCCAAGTGTGCCAATAACGCCCCATTTGATTTGAGCGACAACCCCGGCGACGTTAGATCGGTTTGGTTCCAGATCACCTGAGTCGAATTGGCTTCCGTCTTCGAAATGCCGCGCCGCCCACGCTTCACGCTCTTTGATCCAATCCAGGATTCCATCAGTTTCTTCACCATCTCGCGCTCTGCTCCAGAGTTGAAAC